CCTGCGGCTGGCGCCTTCGCCGCAGCACGCCGCCGAGGACTTCCCGCGCGTGCGCACGCGCCCCACGCAGGACCCGTCGTTTGTGGACGTCGGCGTCGAGTGCCCCTTGTGCAAGGCGGTCGTGTTTGCCTTCACCGGGCCGCGCGAGGAGGTGCCGATGCCGCCCTCCTCGTTGAACTGAGGGCCGCCGATGACGAACGACGACAGCTTCGAGCTTTCCCCGGAGGAGCTCGCCGCGGAGCTCGGTGCGCTGCGCCAGATCCTCGGCGCGCTGCTCGCGCACGTGCCCACGGCGCTGGCGCAGGCCCGCGCGATCAACCTGGCCGCATCGCGCGACCTCGCCGAGGCGCAGCCGTACAGCGACGCGTACATCGAGCACCGGCTTGCGGTGGTCGCCGACGTGCTGCGGCACGCCGAGGAGAACGCGGCGCGCCTCGGCATGCCGCCGCCGGCGAAGCGCTGAGCGGTCACGATGTCGCCTCCCCGGGCGCGCGCACTGCCTCGAGCGCCGCCGCTTCCTCGCGGGCCACGTTGGGATCGCTCACGAGCCGCGGCACGTCGAAGTACCGCGCGCGGCGCTCGCGCGCCAGCTTCTCGAGCGCACGCCGGCGCCAGGCGATGGGCTTCAGGGGCTTCACGTCAGGCCCCCTGCCCTGTGCCCGCGGCCGCGGGCTCGGCAACGGTGCTGGCGCGGGCGCGTTCCTCTGTTCGATCGGGCGGGAGCCCGCGACCGTGGCAGAGTCGAAGTTCCACCAACGACGCCACCAAGGAAGGGGCTCCCATGTCAAACGACGAAGAGAACATCTCGATCATCCGCGTCATCGAAGCGCACGCAGCACCGCTGCGAATTGCGATCGGAGCGCTCGCAGCGCAATCGCCGGACGTCGCCAGGCTGCTGCGAGAGTTCGACGAAGAAGTCCAGCTACGGCTCGCGGCGGGCGGCGAGAGCGGCCCGGGCGAAGCGTGGCGGAATCTTTTCGAGAGCCAAGCTCTGCAGCTGAGGGCGCGGATCGCCCCTTGAAGGCCTCGGTCTCGGCGCGGGCGCGCTCCGTCGCTTCCCTGATTTCCGCCAGGGAGACGCCAGCGCAGGCGCGCGCCAACGCGTCGGCGCGCGGCGTGCCATCGACCCACTTCGGCGGCGGCACGCCGGCGCCCGCGTACGCCTCCGCCTCGAGGCGCCGCTGGTCGGCGATCTCTTCCCAGTCCAGGCCGTCACGCATGGGCCTGGCCCTCCGGCTGCGAGGCGCCCTCGCCCGCTTCGGCGGCGGACGGGTCCGCCTCCGTGGCCTCGACGGGCGGGTTCTCGCGCACCACCTGCCAGTCGATGTCGGGCCGCAGCTGCTCGCAGGTGACGATCTCACCCTCACCAGAGGCTTCGCGGTTCTCCCGCGTGGCCCGTTCGATCGTCGGGCAGAGGTCGCCAGGAACGGGCCGATCACCGGACAGCAGTTGGCTGACGAACTGCGGCGAACGGCCGATTGCGCGAGCGAACGTCACGTTGTTTCTGAACTGGGCCGCAGCCCGCTTGATGTGCGGATTCATGGCGCTCGCTGTCATAAAGCAATACTGTATTTTGCATAAAGCATTGCTCGATCGCAAGCCCCCCTCGTCCAATCAAGCCATGCTTGATAAACGAGACACCGCGGCGAAGCTCGCTCAGAAGCTGGCTGACGCGTTCCTCGAGTGGCAACTAGCCCGGCCGCCGGGTGAGACGCGAACCAAGGCAGATCTGGCACGCCGATGCGAGGAGATTTCTGGGCAGCGCTGCACGCCTCAGGCCGTGAACAGCTGGTTCAAGACCGGCCGAATGGACAAGACTTGGCTGCCGGTGGTCGAACGTGTGCTGGGCACCTCGCTCGGCTTCGGTCACGGTGAGCAGCTCGAGCTCGAAAACATGGGGCACACCAAGAAGCCGGACCCGAGACTGGCGTGGCCATTCATCGCGGTGACGCTTGACGAAGTGCTCGCTCTGAGCGACCTCCAGCGGATGCGGCTGGAGTCGACGATGCGCTCTCGGATCGACGAGCTGGTCGAAGACGCGGGAAATCACCGCGGCCGCGCCTCCAGAGCGGCCAAGGCCTGAGCCGGGCTCGGGTCATTCCGCTGAGGGCCCGCAAGAAGGCTCCAGCCGGAGGGTTCACCAACAACAAGCAGCTCGCCCTGCAATTCCAGGCGGCGGAAGTCATCGTCCTCAACGACTTCCGAAAGCCCTTAGTCTGAGTCGGAAATAAAGCATTACTGGACTTCGTACAGCATTACTTTAGTATTCCGTCCCACGCGCTGCCCATCGGCGGCGACGGGGGATGGAGATGGCAAGGACGCTGGGCACCGACGACGGGGTCACGACCTGCGACTGCTGCGGCAAGTCGAACCTGAAGTTCACGGTCGTCATCGAGCTTAACGACGGCGAGATCGTCCACTACGGCCAGGTGTGCGCCGGCCGGAACACGGGCAAGGATCGCCGTACGCAGACCAGCGAGGCCCGCGCCTACCACCTCGAGCAAGTCGCGGCGGCGCGCGCCGAGTGGCACGCCCATCCTGCTCATGCCGCCGAGCGCGCGCGGTTCGCCGAGCGTGACGATCTCGCTCGCCGCACGGGCCAGCGCATGGTCGGCATGCGCGCCGCTGAGTTCGTCGCCGAAGCGGTCGACGCGGCCACGGCCGCCGTGAACGCCATCGCCGCGAAGTACCGGGGCGTGAGTCCTTGGGAAGTGCGCGCGTGATGGCCGCCCTCAACTACCAGAAGGGCGACCTCGCCCGCATCATCCCGCCGGGCGCCTTCGAGCGCTGCCCGCTGTGCGGCCGCCGAGCCCTCGCGATCCGCCCCGACATCCTGGTGGTCTGCGAGGAGGTTGTGATCGAGAACGGCGTCACGATGTGGCGCATCGCCGAGAAGATCCGCACGTCCGGCATCTTCCCGTGCGGGACGCCTTTCACCGGCACCTGCTTCGTGATCGCGGACGCCCTGCTCCGCCCGATCCGCAACCCGGGCGCCGACGAAGTCGACGAGATCCTGCAGCGCGTCGGCGCGCCGCAGTACGACGCCGACCCGGCGCTGCTGGGGCGCGAGGCCGCGGAGCCGACGGAGGTGCGCCCGTGACCACCGTCACCGTCTTCGAGCGCGGCCTCTGCCGCCGCGCGATCGGCCTCGCCGTCCTCATCGACGAGCACACCGTCGTCGCGCGCCACGCGCCGCACTGCGATCCCGGCCTGTGGTCGATCTCGCGCTACGACATCCACGCCACGCGGCGCCTGCCGCACCAGCACGCCGTCGTCGACGACTTCGGCGACCTGCAGGGGGTTGCATGACCGTCATCCACTTCCCGGTCGAGCGCACGCGCGAGCCCGAGGTGATCCACCGCACGCCCCCGCGCTGCGGCCTCTACGTCGCTCCGCCGCCGCATGCGCATGCGCGCCGGCGCGCCGCGGGCCCGGTGATCCCGGTCACGGGGCGCGTCGCGCGGATCCATCCCTACGTCGCCGACGAGGAGCGCGCGACGAACCGGCAGGTGCTGCGCGCCCTGCTGACCGCGGCGTTCGCCGTCGGCGGCGCCTGGGTGCTGGTGCGCGGGCTGCAGGCCGGCGTGCACATCGCCGTCGTGCTGGGATGGGTGGCGCCGTGACCACGACCGCCGACATCTTCGCCGGCTCCGACCAGGCCCGGGCCGAGCGCATCGCGCGCGCGCACCAGGTGCACGAGCAATCCTTCGGCTCGCACCGCGCTGCGCGCAGCGAGCCCTACCGCGACGGCTGCCTCGCGGCCCTGCTGACGGCCGCCGACGGCGAGACGCGCGACTGCCCGTTCCGCGCCGGTTCGACGCACAGCGACGCCTGGCTGGCCGGCTATGCCGAGGGCCACATGCGCAGCCGGAGGCAGCTGTGATGGCCAACGCGATGACGTTCGAGCGTGCCACCGCGGGGAAGCCGCCGCGCGCGCCCCGCCGGCCACGCCACGACCGCCGCAAGGCGTTAGGCGGCTCCGAGATCGCCGCGGTGATGGGCATCTCGCCCTGGCAGACGCCGGTCGAGCTCTGGAAGGCGAAAACCGGCCGCGCGGGGCCGCCGAAGGTCGACCCGATCGGCGACGCCATCAAGCGCCGCGGCCAGCGCTTGGAGCCGATCGTGCGCGCGATGGCGATCGACAAGCTGCAGCAGCTCGGCCTCGACGTCGCGCTGGTCGCCAAGAACGGCCGCTACTTCGACGCCGAGCTGCCCTGGTTGACGGCCGAGATCGACTTCGAGCTGCGCGTCAGCGGCGTCGCGACGATCGCGGGCTCCGACGTCCGCTTCTCGGGCGACGTCATCACGGCGGACTGCAAGACCGTCACGGGCTTCGCGCGCCGGAAGTGGGGCGACGAGGGCTCCGACGACGTGCCCATCGAGTACGCCGCCCAGTTCATGCACGGCCTGGCGCTGACCGAGCGCGAGGTCTGCCTGTGCGCGGCGCTGATCGGCCTCGACGACGTCGCCCTGTACTGGATCCGGCGCGACGACGTCACGATCGCCGCGATGCGCGCGCGCGCCGTCGACTTCTGGGAGAACCACGTCCTCGCCGACGTCCCGCCGGACCCGATCAAGTACGCCGACATCCGCGAGCTCTACCCGGTCGACAACGGCCGCACGCTCGAAGCGACGCCCGAGGTGGCCGACGCCGCGCGCGAGCTGCGCCGGCTCGGCCGCCAGATCGAGCAGCTCGATGCCCGCCGCGAGGAGCTGCGCCTGCAGATCGCCGAGTACCTCGGCGAGTACCGGACGCTCGCCATCGAGGGCAAGCCGGCCTATGCGTTCCCGTCGTTCGAGACGGCCAGGCTGAACGCGCAGGCGCTGCGCCGCCAGCACCCCGACCTCGCCGAGCTCTTCACCGAGCGCACGACCGCGCGCTCCCTGCAACCGCACCGCGGGTTCCGCGGCTGACCAACCTCGAAAGGAGCACGCGCCCATGAGCGCCGTCGACACCTTCCATTGCCGCGACCTCCACTTGCGGCACACCGACACCTCCGGCTGCAGCGCCGTGCGCGAGCACCGCGTCTGGGATGCCGACCGCTTCGTCGACGCGCAGCAGCGCGCCGCGTCGAAGCTCAACGCCGAAGCCGTCGCCGAGGGCAAGCCCGCGCGCGCGAAGGTCGAGGTCATCACCCCCGAGCTGTACCGCGCCGAAAGGAACGCTCGATGAGCGCCGCCAACCTCCGCAGCGCCGCCACCGGCGCGCCGCCGGCGAACCCGCTGGTCGCCTTCAGCGGCTTCCTGGACAAGTTCAAGCCCCAGCTCGCGCTCGCGCTGCCGAAGCACCTGAACCCGGACCGCATGGCGCGCCTGGCGCTGACGGCATTCAGCGGCAGCCCGGACATGCAGCGCTGCTCCGCGCAGAGCATTGCCGCGTCTCTGATGGTCGCCGGCCAGCTGGGCCTCGAGCCCGGCGTGAACGGCCAGGGCTACCTGATCCCCTACAAGGGCACGTGCACCTTCGTGCCGGGCTGGAAGGGCCTCGTCGATCTCGTCTCGCGCGCCGGCCGCGCCACGGTCTGGACCGGCGTCGTGCGCCCGGGCGACGAGTTCGACTACCAGCTCGGCGACGCGCCGTTCTGCCGCCACCGGCCGGGCGACGACGCCACCGGCACGTGGACGCACGTCTACGCGATCGGCCGCGTCCGCGATGCGCAGATGGCCGTCATCGAGGTCTGGACGCGCGCCAAGGTGCAGGCCCACCTGAAGGCCTACAACAAGGTCGGCGACCGCCACTACGCCAACGCCTCGGAGAACAACTTCGAGATGTACGGCCGCAAGGTGGCCCTGCTGCAGGTGCTGAAGTACATGCCGCAGAGCGTCGAGCTCGCGCAGGCGACGCAGCTGGCCGAGATGGCGGACACCGGCAAGGGCGTGGTGCTCGATGGCGACCTCGTGCGCTTCCTCGACGCCGACCCGGAGACCGGCGAGGTGCCTACGCCGCCCCAACCCCCGGCGAGCACGCCGGCGCCGCGCGCCGCGGCGAAGCGCGGGGCCCCGCCGCCGCCCGCGGCCGCCGATGCACCTCCTGCCGCCGCTGCGCCGACGCAGGGCCCCGGCTTCACCGTCGACCAGTACATCGACCAGGTCAGCAAGGCGCGCGACCGCGACGAGGCGGCCTCGGTGCTCGACCTCGCGCGCTCGGAGCTCGGCGACGCCGCGGCCGCCGTGTCGACGGCCTTCAACGAACGCTGGCCGGGCTGACGCCCGCGCCGCCGGCCCGCGGCCGCCGTTCGGCCGCACCTCGTGATCCACCGCTTCGAAAGGGACCTCGATGTCCGTCTTCCAACTCCCCAACTTCCTGCCCGTCAAGGTGGCAGGCCTCTCGCTGCCCGCCCGCAAGAAGGGCGCGGAGATCGTGCACACGACGGACATCGTCGTGGAGCACGAAGGCGCGAACGACGTCCTCAACCTCTTCGACGCCGAGCTGCTCGACATGCTGTATCGCGAGATCGAGAGCGAGGCCGAGGAGAAGCAGATGTCCCTGGACAGCATCCAGAAGGTCTCGAAGAAGCCCGTGCTGCGCACGGCGGCCCTGCAGGCGCCGATCGCGCTCTCGCTGAAGTGGGTCGGCTACGAGCTCACCATCGACCGCGGCCTCGGCGGCGACTCGAACATCGTCGTCGACGAGATCGAGATCAAGCGCATCCGCATCTGGCCGAAGGAAGGCGGCACCGTCAAGGTGATGATGCACCTGCAGTCGAAGCACGTCGGCGCGCCCCAGGTCGGCCAGCTGCGCGAGCTGCTGAAGCTGGAGACCAAGATCCGCCTGCTGGCGCCGAAGCAGAAGCAGGACGCCATCGACGGCACGACCGCGGCGTTCGAGGCCGACACCAAGGCGGACGCCGCACCGGCGCAGAAGAGCGCGCCGAAGACCGCGGTGCCCGCGCCGGCGCGCAATCCGACGAAGGCCGAGCAGCAGGCCGCCGCGCGCGAGGCCGCCACGGCGGCGTTCGCGGGCACCGCCCACTGACCGTGGACGCGCCGATCGTCTCCATCGACCGGCTGCGCGCGGCGTTCGAACGCGCCCGCGCACTGGATCCGGCGGCACCGATCTCCGCCGCGGTCGCGGCCGTCGCGCAGGCATTCGCCCTGTCGACCGCGACCGTGTGCGAGGCCCTCGAGATCGACGAGCCGGCCACGACCTGACCACCTGACCACGCGGCGCCGCGAGCGCGGCCCGCGTCAAGGACACCACCATGACGAACCCCACCGAGGCGCCGGGCTTGACCGACGCCGAGCTCCGCGCGCTCTGGCAGGCCAGCGGCGGCACCTTCTACAGCTCGAACCGCGAAGTCGGTTCGATGCCGGTCGCGCGCCTGCTGCCTTTCCTGCGCGGCCGCGCCAGCTCGCTGCCGCCACCGGTCAACATCGTCGACAAGCTCTCCGATCGCGCGATGGCGGAGCTGCGCGACGAGATCCGCGCGGAGCTCGCGGCCGAGCGCGCGGAGGACGACGACATGCCGGCCTCGCTCCTGGCGCCCGGCGACGTGCCGAAGCCCAGCGGTGCCGACCAGGCCTACGCCCGCGCGCTCGTGCGCCTGGTCGCCGCGATCGACCCCGAGCTGCAGAGCGACAACCTCCTGGAGGACGTCGAGGCGGCGATCGCGGCGCTCGAGGCGGCGAAGCAGGAGGCGGCCGGCACCGATGGCGACGCGGCCGCGCCCAAGGGCACGCGCGGTGGCCGCGGTGCGCGCAAGGCGGGCGCGGAAGGCGGCGCAGCGTGACCCCCGTCGAAATCCGCCACTTCCACCTGTTCGCCGGTCTCGGCGGCGGCGCGAAGGGCTTCAACCGCGGCCGCGCGCGCGTCGGCACCCTGCAGGCGCGCTTCCGCTGCATCGGTGGCATCGACGTCGACCCCGCGGCGATGCGCGACTTCGCCCGACTGGCGGGCGTGCCGGGCACCGTCCTCGACCTCTTCGACCGTGAGCAGTACCGCGCCTTCCACAACGCCGAGCCGCCAGCGGACTGGCGCGAGGCGACGCCCGCCGACATCCAGCGCGCCGCAGGCGGCGAGCGGCCGCACATCGTCTTCCTGTCGGCGCCCTGCAAGGGCTTCAGCGGCCTGCTGTCGGAGGCGAAGAGCCGCACCGACAAGTACCAGGCGCTGAATCGGCTCACGCTGCGCGGCGTCTGGCTGATGCTCGAGGCCTGGGCCGACGATCCGCCGGAGCTGATCGTCTTCGAGAACGTGCCGCGGCTGGCGACGCGCGGGCGCGCGCTACTCGATCGCATCACGGCGATGCTGCGCGCTTACGGCTATGCCACCGCGGAGACGACGCACGACTGCGGCGAGCTCGGCGGCCTCGCGCAGAGCCGCAAGCGCTTCCTGCTCGTCGCGCGCCATCTCGCGAAGGTGCCGCCGCTGCTGTACGAGCCTGCCAAGCGCCCGCTGCGCGCCGTCGGCGACGTCCTCGGCCGCATGCTGCTGCCGGGCGATCTGCGCGCGGGCCCGATGCACCGCGTGCCCGAGCTGCAGTGGAAGACCTGGGTGCGCCTGGCGTTCGTCGAGGCCGGCTCGGACTGGCGCAGCCTGAACCGGCTCGCCGTCGAGGATGGTCAGCTGCGCGACTACCTGCTGGTGCCGGCCATGCACCGCGGCGGCTACGGTGTCCGCGCGTGGGGCGAGCCGAGCGGCGTCGTCGCCGGCGAGAGCCGGCCGTCGAACGGCGCGTTCAGCGTCGCAGATCCCCGCGTCGCGCAGTCCGCGGGCTGGAACGCCGGCCAGCACTACGGGGTGCACCGCATGGGCGACACGACCGGTGCGATGACGGCGCAGGCCTGGCCGAACCAGGGCCGCTTCGCGGTGGCTGACCCACGCGTCCCCGACAACGAGTTCCACGGCTTCCGGGTCGTGCGGTGGGATCGTGCCGCCGGCACGGTCACGTCCGGCCGCGCGGCGCCTGGCTCGAACACGCAGTCGGTGGCGGACCCGCGGCCGCGGCCGGGCCCGCTGTTCTCGAAGTACCCCGTGGCGGGCTGGGAGCGCCCGGCGCGCACGGTCATTGGTGGCGACGACACCGGAGCCTATGCGGTGGCCGATCCCCGGCCGGACTGGAATCGCCACGGCAACAACCTCGCCGTCGGCGCTTGGGACGAGCCCGCGCGCACGGTCATCGCCGGTGGCAAGGGCGTGCAAGGCGGCTGGCTGTCGATCGCCGACCCGCGCGCGGGCCTTGACGTCGATCGCGGCGCCTACCTCACGGGCGGCCACTATGGCGTCGTGCCCTGGGACGGCACAGCCGGCGCCGTGAGCGCGGCTGCCTGCCATGACAACGGCCGCTGGTCGGTCGCCGATCCCCGCCCGCTGCCGGCCTCGGACCAGAAGCTCGTCGCGCGCATCGTCAGCGAGGACGGCACCTGGCACCGGCCGTTCACGACGCTGGAACTCGCCGCACTGCAGTCGCTGGTCGACCCCGAGGAGCAGCTCGAGCTCGATGGCCTCAGCGACAGCGCCTGGCGCGAACGCATCGGGAACGCTGTCCCGCCGGCGGCCGCGGAGGCCATCGCCGGCGAGATGGGGCGCACGCTGCTGCTGGCGTGGAGCGGAGAGACGTTCCAGCTGTCCGCCTCGCCCATCTGGGTGCGCCCGGTCGCGGTGGCGCTCAGCGTCGCGCAGGGAGCCGCAGCATGACCTGGCGCACCCTCCTCCGCGTCGTCGCGCGCGCCTTGCTCGCGGTCTACACGGCGTTCCGCGACGCCTTCATCCTGGCCCTGGTGTTCTCGTTCGCGTGGGCGATCTGCGCGGCGGTCACCTACCTGTTCTTCGGGGAGACCTACTGATGGCCGCCGTCGACACCTCGCCGCGCCTCGAGCCCAGCTCCGAGGGCCTGCTCTCGATGATGAGCCTCGCGCACGCGCCCGTCCTCGAGCAGATGACGCCGGATCAGCGCCGCACCTCGATGACCTTCGCCCGCGAGATGTTCCGCCTCGGCACGGAGGTCGAGCGCCAGCGCGCGCAGCGCGTGGTGCGGCCGGCGATCCGGCCAGGGGTCGTTTCGCGTCGCCGGCGTGTCGTTTGGCTCGTGCTGGAGCTCCTGGCGTCCTTCACGACGCTCGCCGGCATGTGGGAGGGCTCGACCACCGTGGTGGGCGCCAGCTGGTACCTGGCGGCGGGCGTCGCCTGGATCTGGCTGTCGCTCGAGCGGCGGCTGTGGGGGCTGATGCCGCTGAACGCGGCGGCGATCGCGATCGAGGCGTTCAACTTCTGGAGCGCGCTGCAATGACGTTCCGCTACGACCTCATGTTCGGCATCCCGGTGCAGCGACCGCAGTCGGTCGTCGCGATGGAGACGGGTCTCCGTGCCGCGGCCGGCATCGACATCGTCGAGTCGCCCTACGCGATGGAGACCGTCGTGCACTTCGACGTCGTCCGCGTCGGCCCGCGGCACCGCCGCCGCAAGCGCTGGCAGGTGCGACGTCGCGAGGAGCGGCATCCCTGCGCCTGGATGCTGGGTGGGCGGCTGGTGGCGCACCCGTCTCTTGTCGCCGAACTGCGTCGGAGATGCTCGTGATCGCCCTCAGCGTCCGCCAGCCCTGGTCCCACTTCATCGTCGCCGGCGTGCCCATCAACGGCGAGCCGCCGATCTTCAAGGACGTCGAGAACCGCGAGTGGAAGACGCCCTTCCGCGGCCGCTGCCTGATCCACGCGTCCAAGGGCGGCACGCGGCGCGAGTTCGACGCCGCGATCGCCGGCGTCGAGGACACCTTCGGCATCGTCATCCCGTTGGGCTTCGACGACTTCGCCCGCGGCGGCATCGTCGGCTCGGTCGAGATCTTCGACTGCGTTGCCGAGAGCACGTCGGACTGGTTCACGGGGCCCTTCGGCTTCCTGCTCCGTGAGCCGCGCGAGCTGCCGTTCCGCGCCGAGCGCGGCCGCCTCAGCTTCTTCAACACCGAGGACCACCCCGAATGACCGCCGCCACCACCGAGGAGCTGCGCCAGCTCCGCGCCGCCGTCGAGCCGACCCTCGCACCCTGCCCGCACTGCGACGGCTGGGGCCTGGGCGCCGGCCACGAGATGGCGATCCACTTCGACCCGAAGCTCGTCGAGGCCCGGGGCCGCTGGCAGATCCAGTGCTATGCCTGCGGCGCCACGCAGCGCGCGCAGGACACGCCGCAGGAGGCCGCGCGCTGCTGGAACGAGCGCCGACGCCCGCGGCCCAGCCTGGGAGGCGCGTGATGCTGCTGCCGCTGATCGCCGACCCGACGCCGCGGCAGGCCGAGCTCTGCGCGGAGTTCGAGGCCTGGTGCGCGCGCCAGCGGCTGCCGGCGATGGTCGGCGCCGAGGACCTGCTGCGACGCCTGCTGAGCGGCGAGCAGCGCCGCTGGCTGTCCGGCTTCATCGCGCGCTGGGACTGGGCCGGCGAGGACGCCGCCCGCCAGCCCGCGGCGCTGTGCACGCCGCTCGAGCTCGCCGGCGAGTTCATGCGCGTCGTGCGCGAGAACTGCGGGCGCGACGAGTTCGCCGAGATCGCGGCCGGCCGCCGCGCGGTCTCGTCGGTGCTGCACGTCGGCTCCGTCGTCGACCAGGCCTTCGCGCGCGTGCACCGCGTGCCGATCGACGGCCGGCGCACGCCGGACCAGCTGGCGGCCGAGGAGTCCCTGAAGGCGGAGGCGCTGCTGCTCGTCTCGGCCAGGTACGAACGACTGGAGAACGCACATGGATGACACCCCCAACCCCGCGGCCGGCGAGCCGCAGACCAAGGAGGCGATGTGAGCTGCGACGCGATTCCTCTCACGAACACGATCGTCATCGTGGCCATGCTGGTGGTCTTCGCCCTCTTGGCTTGGCGTATGCCCGCAATCATCCGCGCGATCGAAGGAGAAGATGAATGAATTCCACCACCCCCTCCCCCGCGGATCGACAGCACCGCTTCACCCGAGAGCAGGCGGAAGCCTGGGGCGAGCGCCACGACATCCGCCTGCACGGCGACGATCTCATGTCGGCCTTCGAGGATGCGGCGACGCTGCACCTGACTTTGCCCGCGGATCGACAGGAGGCGGCCGGCGAGGCCCGCATCTCTCCGATGCCGACGAAGACCCACGCTGCCAACATCCTCCAAGACGCCTACGAGCAGACGCTCGGCAAGCCCGTCACGCTGCCCGAGTCGCTGGCCGCCGGCGAGGATGGGGCGCTGCCGAACGTCGTCAGCACGGCGCCTGAGAAAGTCTGGCTCGTCATCGGCGAGGACTGTCCATCCGGAGTCCGCTTCACCGACCTGTTCGGGGTGACCTGGAGCGAGGACAAGATCGACGACAACTCGATCGGTTACGTCCGCGAAGACCTCGCTGCGCGCGTCCAGCCTGCGGCCGATTCGACCGGCTTGGCCGAGTCGCTGCTCGCCATGATCGGCCGCATCAGTACGGCGCTGGGATTCTCCGAGGAGGAGCGGTCGGTCGCGAACGGCGACGAGGAGATCCTCGACCGCCTCAGCGGCTGGAAGGACGCGTTGCAGTTCTACGCTGAGCAGCGCCACTTCGCCATCGCCGACGAGGACGCGTGGGACACCGTCAGCGGCGAACCGCAGAACTTCTGGTGCGACGAAGCGGGCACGGCGACGGTCGAAGATGGCTCCGTCGCGAAGGCCGCGCTGGCTGGTGAGCCGCTCGACGACGAGGAAGACGACACGCCCGCCCAGCCTGCCGCCACGCCGCCCGATGCGGGGGTGAGACAGCTGACACTGCACGAGCGCGACTTCCTGAAGACCGTCCTGAAGAACGCGGGGGCCAAGATCCGAGACCTGGTCAGCGAGGAGCAGCTCGGGCTCTGGACGCGCTTCGAGGAAGCAGGTCTCATCCGCTGCGTCGGCAACTGGAAGTGGGAGCCCGTCGACGAAGACGCGCTGATCGCCGCCCTCGCCACCCAGCCCAACCCGCCTGTGCACGCGGCGCCAGTGGCGTGGCTGAAGGAGTGGGACAGCGTCGGACACACGCGCACCGGTTTGAGGCGTGTTGATCTGACGCCGGAATGTGAACCTTGGCTGCAGAACATGTGCCCGACGATCACTCCGCTCTATGCCAAGCCCACCCCGCCCGCGGAGGTGGAGCGCGAGCTGGTACTCGGCGTCTGCCTGGACGACGATGACACGCTACACGCCACGATCATGCGGCGCGAGCCCGACGGCGGCGCGACCGTGCTGTTGTCGACGTTCGGTCAGATCAGCAGGAACCGAGACTTCGTCTTCTGCGGCACGCCGGACACGCCGATCGTCGAGTCCGCGGAGGTGGAGGTCGCACAGGCCGCGCCGGTCGATGCGCTGCCGGAGGATCGCCAACTACTCGCCGACGTGCTGTCGTTCATGGACGACCTGACTGACTCGGTTCGCTGCACGGATCGCGCGCAGTGGATTTTCGAACGACTCCGCGCCGCCCAGGCCATCGTCCGCGCCACGCCCAGGGTGGAGGCGAGGCCGCTGACGATCCCGCCCGGTATGTGGCTGGCACCGATGGAGCCAGACGAGGAAATGCGGCGAAGCCTGGACACCGGGCCGGGACGGTGGGTCTACACCAACGTCGAGACGTACCAACGCATGCGCGATTCGTGGCTTGCCCGGCAAGGCATCGGCACGCAGCCCGAGGCGGACAAGGGGGGTGAGCAATGGCTGAAGTGAAGTACACGCCGGCACAGGTGCTCGACGATTTCCGCGGCGCCCTTGTTCCCGGCTGCGATCTGGCCGTCGTCGACGAGTTCATGCAACGCTACTTGGAGGCCGGTGATGCTGCTCGCGCGGAAGCGGCCCGTCTGGAGCGTTTGCACGATGCCGCACAGGGGCTGCTGGACGCGCTGCGGGAAACGCTCGCGCTGATCCGCAGGGACGCGCCTCATCTGTCCGGCAAGGTGCTTGGGCGGGCCGACGACGCCATCGCCAAGGCCACCTCCGTCACCCAGGCGGACGGGGAGGGGCGATGACGCTCAACGAGGCGCTGCGCGTCCTCATGCGAGCTGCGGAGCGCGACGTTCGCGGCTCCGGCATGGGCTACCGCAGCACGACCGACAAATGGCGCGAGGAAGTCGCGGAGGCGTGGGCAGTCGCGTTTCACCGGGTCTACCGCATGGCGCCCATGGCCAGCGACTACCGCAATGCCGGCATGACGCCGCCCGCAACGCTCACGGAGGACTGACCATGACCCACCCCACCCACCCCGACACGCGCACCGACCGCGAGCTGCTGGAGTTGGCGGCGAAGGCGGCGGGGATACCCGATCAAGAGGGGGGAGGTGGATATATGTTCGCCGAAGTTGGGGAACTGCATGCAGTCCATTGGGGAATCGTTACATTCTTGGGTATCGGCAATATTCGCTTCTGGAATCCTCTTGATCGCGGAGATCAGGCGATCGACCTCCTTGTGAAATTGGGCCTCACGGCGGATACCAGATACATGACGATGGTCGATGGACTCGCTACGCGAATTTTCCGCTTTGAGGGCATCCAACATTCTCCGACCATAGTCGAAGAACTCCACGGTACGGACGCTATTGCCGCCACCCGCCGCGCCATCGTCCGCGCAGCCGCAGACATCGGAGACCAGCAATGACCACATCCCACCCCGACGCAGCGGCACTGGCAGCGGAGGCGCAGCGGCTGATGCTGGCCTTCGCCGAGCAGGTCTGGCAGGCCGGCACCGAGGGCTTCAACTGCGCCACCGTCGCGCCCTGCCGCGCCGCACGAGCACAGGCCGAAGCCGCCATCGACCGCCTCGCCGCCCTGGCCCAGCGCCCCGAGTCCACCAGCGAGCGCGCACAGGCGAGAGACGGCTTCACCGTCATGCCCAACGGCACCAAGCCGCAATACCGCCTGCACCTGCAGATCGACGGCGCGATCTGGCGCTACGTGCAGGAGGACATGCGCGCACAGGGGGCGGCCGAATGAAGCCAGAAGACCTGGAACGCATCGTCCGCTCCGTCGGAATGGACGCGGGCCTCATGGACATGGGCGCGGCATCGTGCATCTACAGCGAAGGCTGCGAGGGCGTCACGATGGCCGACTTCCAGAAGATCGCGGACGCCATCGAAGCGCACGTCATCAGCAGCGCGCACAGGGGGCGGAGGTCGATGAGGCGAAGGAGCGGGAGGCGTTCGAGGGCGAGATGCGGCCGCGCCTGGCGCCTCAGTTCAAGAGGCTCGCGCGCTGGAACGACACGGGCGACTACGTGATGCTCGACGTGCAACGCGCCTGGGAAGGCTGGCTCGCCCGCGCCCACCACGCCGGCCAGGTCGAGGAGTCCATGGACATGGCGCTGTGCGAGATTCGCAGCGTCGTGATCCGACCCGGGCAGCGGTACACGTTCAGCCGTGTTGGCGGCTGCGAGAAGTGCGCCGAGATGGAGCGCGAGGCCATTGAGGCTTATGGAGCACCGCCGGAGCGTCCAGCTGGCCGCCATATGCTCGTCGCCCGCAACCATCGTGACGGCCAGGTCGAGGAGGCGGTGCGCAGGGATGCGGAGCGGTGGCGCTTCGTTCACCCCAAGCGAGAACTCGACGCCTTTGTGGATGCCGCCATCGACGCCGCCCGCGCGCAGCTTGGCGCGAAGGGAGGCGGCGATGCAGCTTGAGGTCTTCGAGCCGCTGCGCACCGCGACCCTCAGCGAGTGCGGCCGGTATCGCTATAGCCTCCTGCGCTTCTGGGATGCCGCGCGGCCGCGCCTGCTGTTCGTGATGCTGAACCCGTCGATCGCCGACGGCAACCTCGACGACCCGACGGTGCGGCGCTGCATCGGCTTCGCGCGCTCCGGCGGCTTCGGCGAGCTCGAGATCGTCAACCTGTTCGCCTACCGCGCGACGAGCCCGGCTGACCTGCGCCGGGCCGGCTTTCCCGTCGGGCCCCACAACGACGCGCACATCGACGCGGCGCTGCAGCTGGCCGACGCTGTCTGCGTCGCGTGGGGCACCGCGGGCGGCGACGCCGCGGACGCGCGCGTGCAGATCGTGCTGCCCGCCGTCCGCCGGGGCGGCCACCGGCCGCAGTGCCTCGGCATCACGCGCGAAGGGTGGCCGGCGCATCCGCTGTACCTGCCGGCCAGCTGCGCGCTGCAGCCGTTCGACGCCGAGGCGATCGAGGCCGCGATGGCGCCCCCGCGGCGCCGGCGGCGGAAGGTGACGTCATGACGGCCGATGTCGTCCAGCTCGCGCCTGCGCGGTTCGTTACGATCGCGCTGGCGGCGCAGCTCACCGGCCTCACCGAGCGGGCCATCGAAACGAAGATCCAGCGGGGTATCTGGCGACCGGGATTCGAATATCGCCGACAGCCCGACGACGGCCGGATTTATATTGACATGAAGGGATATGAGAAGTGGGTCGAACGGGATCGGGCGTTGAACTACGCGAAAAGTCCATCCGCGTCGGGTTCAAATGGCAAGGCGAATGGTGCCGAGAAACACTAGCCTGGGCGCCGACGCCCGCCAACGAGAAGCGAGCCGAGCGCCTGGTCGTCGACGTCCGCCGGGCGATCGCCGCGGGCACCTTCCGCTGGGCCGACTTCTTCCCCGCCTCGAAGCGCGCGGCAGCCGAAGCTGAGGCGGCGCGGGCGGTCGCGAAGAAGGAGGACACCTTCGCCGACGTCTGCCGGCTGTACCTGGACTCGATCGGCGGCAAGTCCGAGGCGACCCGCGACCAATACCAGAACGCCCTCGAGAATCTCTGGAAACCGCTCCTCGGCGCCGACACGCCGTTCGCGTCGATTCAGCACGCGAAGCTGGCCGCGGTAATCGGTGCGCACCCCTGGAAATCTCCGAAATCCAAGAATAACGCGTTGATTCCCCTGCGCGGGGCCTTCGCGCTCATATATCGGGGGCCGCGGGCGCTGGAGAATCCATTGATCGGGATCGGTAATTCGACGGTCGTCAAGAAGCTCCCAGACCCGCTGACGCTGGTCGAGCGCGACCGCGTGCTCGCGGACATGCGCGAGAACTTCGACCCCCGGGTCGTCGCCTACTTCGAGTTCGCCTTCGCGACCGGCATGCGGCCGGAGGAGATCATCGCGCTGCGCTGGTCGGAGGTCGACTGGACGCATGGGACGGTGCGCGTCGCGCGCGTGCGCACGTTCCGGGGGTCCGAGCGCGAGGGATCGAAGACGCACCGGTTGCGCGACGTCGACCTCAACGCGACGGCGATGGCGGCCCTGCTCGCGATGAAGCCGTTCACCTACGTCAAGACCGGCGGCGAAGGCGATGTGTTCGAGCATCCCGAGCTGCGCGCGCCCTGGCACGACGAGCGCAGCCAGCGCGACACCTATTGGAAGCCGGCGCTGCGCCGGGCCGGCGTGCGCGCGCGGCGCGCATACTGCACGCGGCACACCCGCGCGACGGAACTGCTGATGGCAGGCCTGAAGCCGGCGTGGATCGCCGATCAGCTCGGGCACAGCCTGCAGGAGCTGCTGGAGACCTACGCGCGGTGGATACCGGGCGGCGACGGCCACGCGGAGCGCGCGAAGATGCGCCAACTCGACACCCTGCAGGGCACCGGCGGCGCGCCGGATACTTCCCCGGCATTTCCCCAGGCGCCGGCGCCCCAAAGAGAAAAGGCCGGTTCCCCCGAGGAGAAACCGGCCTCTGCATCTGGTAGGCGCGATTGGACTCGAACCCATCTGAGGCGCGCCAAGTAGCCCGGCGCTCCTGGGAAGAGGCGCCGGCGAGATACGCTGTGGGGCGCTGGAATCGGGGCATTCTTCCCCGGATATTTCCCCCGCGCGATGCAGCCGGGGCGGTCCGGCATACTGGATGCATGACCAGTTTCATGCCCGACCGGAAGGATACCTCCCGCGCCTGCTGGCGCTGCAGGTTCTGGGGCGGCGTCTACGAAGGGACGTCGCACGGGCTCTGCGAACGACCGAAAGCGATCCCCGTCGCGGCGACGCCGGCGACAGGTTGTGCATTCTGGCAGCTCGGCGGGCCCGGCGCGGACCAGCCGGCCGACTGGCGCCCTGCCGGGCTCGAGCAGACGCCCGACTTCGATCCGATGGCGCCGCATCGCCAGGCCGAGCAGGAACTCTGGAAGCGCGCGCCGGCGCCAGTCTCGCCCGAGCACCAGGCCATGCTCGACCATCTCGAGGCCGAGCGGCGCGCCCGGATCGCTGCGGAGGCGGTCGTCGCCCTGCTCCGCGCCCGCAGCCGGCGGCGCTGACCGATTCTGGGGGTCCTCGACCCGCGGCCCTCGGCTAGACTGCGCCGCGGAGCCGAGCCGGATGACCGCGCATGGGGCGCCCGTCGACGAGCACGGCCGATCAAGGGACAGGAGGCGCACCCATGCGCACCAGAATGCAGGCGCTCGCGCTGGCGGTCGGGATGGCTATAGCGGCGGGTGCACAAGCGACGACCACCGCCGCGATCTCGAACCTCACGTTCGAGGGCTTCGACGCCAACGGCAGGAACGACTCGGTCTTCGCGTTCACCGGTGCCGACACCGCGAACAGCTACGCGCCGCCGGTGGCCTTTCCGCCGTTCTGGACGAGCAAGAGCGGCGGCTATCGCACCGGCACGAGCCCCTTCGGGGACATCACCAGCGAAGCCGAATTCGACTACCAGGGGATGCCGGCGACGACGCTGCTCGCGAACTGGGACGCGGCGACGGGCACGGGCGGCGTCTACGTCCAAGGCGAGGCGCCTGGCCATGGCGAAGCCGATCTGCTGGTTGGCGGGACCTTCACGCTGGCGCCTCACAGCGTGCTCGAGATCAACGGCACCGTCGTCCTCGACCTGCACGGTGGTGAAGGCTCCGTCGGAACCGAATGGACGCTGGACGGCGTCTACTCGCGCGCCGACTACTGGTTTGCGCAGGCGAATGCGCCCTACTCGGTCGTCATCACCAACCGCACGGACTCGGTCGAGACCGGCGGCTTCGGCGCCTCCTTCTGGGCGACGAACGTCCCCGAGCCCGCGGATGCGGCGATGCTTCTCGCCGGCCTCGCGCTGATCGGCGCGACGTCCCGCCGTCGGCGGTCACGCTGAAGGAAGGCGCCCGGCGGCCGGCCGGGCTGACCGCGACCGGCGGCTAGAACCGGACGCCGACGCGCAGCATCGCCTGCACTCGGCCGTCGGCCTGCCGGTCGAGCTCCGCGCCGAGGCGCAGGCGCCCGACGTCGCGGTCCAGCCAGACGCCGACGGCATGCTGCGTGGAGTAGCTGAGGCCCGCCGCCCAGGACCTGTCCGCGGGCGGCGGGGGCACCGGGTCGATCGGGATGTCGATCGCGTGCAGTACTTGGCCGTCGGGCGAGCTCGCGACGACGCGACGCTCGGCGCCCTGGCGGACCAGCGAGAGGTCGACCTCGACGGTCGACGCCGCCGGCGCCGGCGCGACGATGACGCGCTCGCGGCGCTCCTCGCGCGCGCCGCGCGGCAGGATGTGCGGCGCCGGCGGCAGCGGCCGGTCGGCGGCGGGCGGCGCGCGCTCAGCCAGCACGGAGCCGTCGGCCTGGCGCATCTGGGGCGCGGGCGTTGCAACCTCGAGCCGCGGCGCCTGCGGCCACTCTGCCCAGGCGAGGACACCGGCGATCAGTAATGCGGCGCCGATGAACTCGAGCTCGCGGTCGGAGAGCATCACGCCGGCGGCAGCTTGGCCTGCAGCGCCGCGATGTGCTGGCGCAGCGCGGCCTGGCGCGCCGCCTTGTCGGCGTTGGCCTCCGAGGCCAGCTTCGCGGCCTGCGCGAGCTTCGCGTTGGCGGCGGAGTCGTCGGTCAGCCAGAGCTCGGCCTGTGCGAGCAGGTGCGACGCGTCGCCCTCGATCCGGCTCTCGAAGCTGCGCACCGCCGGCGCGAACGCCTCGGCTTGCGACATCAGGCCGGCCTCGGCCTTGGCGACGGCGCTGCCGGGCAGGTACTTGTGGATGAGGAAGCCGGCGACCAGGATTGCCGCGGCAGCAAGGATCAGCTGGGGAATGGTGAACGTCACGGAGTGCCTTTCGGTTCGGTGTCGGCCTTGAGACGCAGCATCGCGCCGACACCGGCCGCGAGAGCCGCCATGCCGCCGCCGAAGGCGAGCATGTCGAAGCGGACGTGGTTGATGACGACGTCGTAGACCTCGAGCGCGATGCCGGTGGCGCCGCCCGCCGCGCCGAACCAGCGGCCGAGGTCATGGGTGACGCCGTCGGCCGTCGTCAGAATGTCGCGCAGCGGCTTCACGGCGCCCGCCACCACCAGCCGAACAACGAAAGCCCGGCGAAGATGGCCAGCACGCCGAGCCCCCAGCACCAGGCGAGCACGCGGCCGCCGCGGCCCTGGGGATCCGCACCGGCGATGGCGCCGACGGCGATCGCGATGAAGCCGCCGATCACGAGCAGGACGGCGACGAGCAGCGCGGTCATGCGCCCTCCGAGTACGTGACGCCCGCCGGGCTGAAACGCGCGGTGAGCAGCTGGTGGCGCAGCGGAGGCATGAAGCTGACGTGCACCCAGGTTCCCTCCTGGATGACCTGATCGAAGGCGATCCCACTGCCGGCGATCGCGCGCGCGATCATCAGCGGCGAGCCGTAATCGGGGCACACGAAGTCCGCCGCGTAGCCGGAGAGGTGCGCGCTGTTGGCGACGCCGCCGACGGCCTTGTTCAGGGCCTCGCAGCGGTAGCCGCTGTCGATGTGCATCGGCGCGCCAAGCAGCGCGCGAATCTGCTCGAGGCCGAGCGCCAGCGTCAGCAGGTTCGAGCGGATCGCCGCGCTCGGCGTGTTGTCGATGCCGAGGCGTTCCGCGGTCGACGAGAAGACGAGCTCCTCGAGCGAGAAGTGGGTCGTCAGCTGCATCACGGTTCCTTGTGCGTGGTGGTGCGCAGCCGGCCGTCGGGCCCGCGCACGATGCCGGATGCCGCGCCGGGCACCGGCGTGTCGCCGCGCGCCGGCGGCGCGCTCACGGGACGCTGCACCTTCTCGCCCAGCGGGCGTTGGAATCCGGGCTCGCGGTCGGTGGTCCTCACGATCGATCCTTTCGGGGCGCGGGCCCCATCGAGTCGACGCGATCCTGGAGGCGGATCAGGCCCTCGGTAAGCGCTCGGTTCGCGGCAATGAGGCCCTCGATCGCCTCCTCGGAGCGCTTCATCCGCAGCTCCATGGTCGCCTTGTCGGTCTGCGCCGCATTGATGAAGGCCTCCATGCGATCCATGCGATCCATGACCCGGGTTCCGACGCCGATCACGGCCGCGGCCAGGATCGCGTTGAACGTCGGGCCGATGGCTCGGAACAGAGGCGACTCGGTGACGCGTGCGACGTTGGGGCTGGCCATGCCCCTGATCGTATGGACGAGCGCTTGTACGCCCGGTTACAGCGCCCGCATCAAGCCGGCGGCGCGTACGTCGGCAGGCTGGCCAGCAGCGCGGCCTGATCCGGCAGCGGATCGCCTGCCAGCGCGGGGAACACGGCGGCCCACACGTTCGAGCGCCAGGCGGCCATCGCGGCGCCCTCGGCCTGGTAGGAGGGGACGGCGTCGACGCCTGCGTAGCTGGCCGCGGAGACGATGTCGTCGTAGCCATGCTGCCGGGCCACGGAATCCAGCTGCGCCTGCACGGCGCGCTTCAGCGCGGCGATCTGCTGATCGCGCGTCGGCGCCGGCGGATCAAGCGCGACCGGCAGGCCGTCGGAGCCGGCGGAGATCGACTTGCCGACCGCCTGCGCGGCGAGCAGTTCCTGGCGGAGGGACTCATCGATCTCCACGCAATCGGCAGGACGGGCATCGCCGTGGATGAAGTCGAGATAGAAGCCGCACATCGACGGCGAAAAGTAGGTCGTCATCGTCACCACCCCCAGGCGATCAGCGTAGCCCCGGGCGTGTCGGAACTGGACTGGCAGTCGATCACGCAGCCCGAGGCAGTCTGCGAGACGACGGTGACCGGCGTCGATGGCAGCGTCGCGCCCGTTGGCACAGCGACAACACCGGCGATCGCCGTCGGAAACGCGAACGGGAACGTCACCGACGTCGAGGCCACGCCGGCAACCGATGCCGTCAAGATCTGGAAGATCCACCCACCGCTCGCGCCGGATCCCGGGCCCGGGAACTTCTGGAAGCCCGGCAGCCCGAGCCCCTGGTGCGACCCCGTGAACTCAGCGTTGACATCGGACACCGCGCCGGTGCGCGCGTTGTTCGCCTTCGTGGTCGCATCGCTGGCCGCGGCCGCAATCGCGGCAGCCTGCGCGGCGGAGGCGGCAGAGTTGGCGATGGTCGTCGCGATCTCCTGCACGGCTTGCCGCACCAGCGTCCAATCGGCGCCGTTGTGTGCGATGCCTGCGGTGTCCAGCAGGTTCAGCAGCGACTCCGTGATCATCGCGAACCATCGAGCGCCCGGCACGGTCGGTGGCGTGCTCGTCGATGGATTGCCGTCTTGCGGATAGCCGACGACGCCGCCGGTGGCGGTCGGCGGCGATGCCGAGATGTTGGAGGCGAAGACGCGGTCCATGGGTCAGTACTCCAGGAAGAGCCGGTCGCCCGACTCGGTCAGCAGATAGGAGTTGGTGTCGGCGAGCAGCAGGCCGATTGGCACGTTCCAGACGATCGTGGTGTGCGCTGGCTTGTAGCGCTCGAACAGCACGTGCAGCGGGTCGTAATCCGCGTCGGCCGTCGCACTGACTTCCCACGCATGCGCCCACGCGACGCCATAAATCGGGCCGCTGACTGGCGAATCGACCGTCGCCGGCCGGTATGAGGTGACCGTGATCGACAGGCCCAGCGTCGCAGCCAGCGCGACGAAGTACGCCGCCGACTGGCCGCCGCTGTCGGTGAGAGCCGCGACGACCTGCAACTGCTCGGTCGGCAGGTCGTCGCCGGTGTAGCCGACAAGCTCGGGCAGACCCAGCGTCGCCTGCCATTCCGGCAGCATGCCGTCGACCGTCGCCGGGAACATGTCGACAAGCAGCCCAAGCGCGCGCGCATCGGAATCCGCGAAGACCGGAGCGATGCCCTGCAGGACGGCGGTCAGCGTCGCGTCGGACGATCGAGGCCACGCCCGGCCGCGCGGCAGCAGCTGCTGCAGGAGCCCGGCGTAGGCCGCGACCGGGAAGCGCGGGTCGCTCATGTGAACGAAGCCGAGCCCATGATCGGCAGCTCGCCACTGCTGCTGACGATGTTGCCGGATGGAGCCTGGATCACGAACCCGGTCGTGTTCGGCACGGCCGCGATCGCGGACTCGACATAGCTCAGGGGCAGCGTCGACGCGCCGGCCGAGATCTCGGCGTATTGGAGGAAGACGGCCGCGATGGCGGCGCTGATCGCCGCCTTGGTATCGGCCGATGCCGACGAGATGCCGGAGATCACGAAGTTGATTGGCTGCGCGATGGGCGCCTGCAGGTACACCAGCGCGGTGACGGGCTGCAGCGCGAAGATGGCGTCGGCCACCGCGAGCTGGTCGCCGGTGGCGACGACGTCGCGCGGCAGGCCATCGGGTCCGGCGTCGTGCTGCGAGACGCCGTTGGTGCCCTGGGGAAAGCCGCCGTGCACGGCCTCGGCGCTGTCCATCATGAAGTAGACGACGACGGTGCCGGCACCCATCCCGTTGGGCACACACCATGCGCGCGTGACGCCCGCGACGGCCAGCGCCCACTCGACGTAGTCCGTGGCGTCCCCGCCATGCGGCGGCTGCTGGTAGGCGAGCAGCATGCGCGCGCGCAGTGCGTCGTCCTTCTCGATGTCGGCGCCACCGACGAAGGCCGTGGCGGCGATACCGGTCGACATCAGACCAGCGATCGCGGTGCCGAGCGTGAGCTGGACGCCCGCATCGGCATTCCCGGCGGCGCCGACCAGGCCTGCCGGATCGGCAATGGCCGTCGCGGGAACCGTCACGGTGCCGCCGGCAACGGTGCCGCTCGCGGTCGTCGCATAGGCCTGGCCGTCGGCGCGCTGCACCGGCGTGCCCGACGGCACGATGACCCCGTTCGTCCCGGTGAAGGTGATCGTTCCGCTGGCCTGCGCGGCCGGCTTGCGGAAGACCTTCTTCAGCGCCGCCCAGGCCTCGAGGTACTCGTCGGTCGCCGTGAAGGGGACGCCCTGCCGCGCGATCCAGTCGAGGTAGCCGAAGTGGAGGTGCGAGAGCCCGGCGAGGACGGCCGCGGTGACACCGAGGTTCGAGAACCGCAGCAGCGGGTCCGAGCCTGGGAGCGCGGCGGCGATGTCTTGCTGCGCCTGCTGGCGCAACTCGGTGAGCGTGGGACGGGAAAACGGCATGTCAGGCGCTCCAGGCCCAGGCGAACTGAAGGACGCGGTGCGATCCGTCGTCCTGGATCACCGTGACCTGGATCGCGAGGCGGTTCGAGGCCTGCCACTCGACGTAGACGTCGATCGCGGATGCGACGCCATCGTCGATGAGCCACTGCAGGGCCTCCTGGCAGTAATTCTGGGCGCGCGCGAGTGTGTCCTGCGTCTTCTTCGCGCGCTCGAGCAGCCAGAGGCGGGAGCCGATCTTGACGTCGCCGTCCGCCCACCAGCCGCGGGGGTCGCCACTGCCGTCCGGGACGACGTCGTCGGGCTCCGCAGCCCGGTCGGTGAACAGGCTGATGAGGACCGCCGTCACGAGGTCGTCGCCGGCGGCGAGCTGTGAGCCGACTTGCTGCCAATCTCCGTGCGTGCCGATCCAGACCGTCGAGATATCGCTCATGTCTGCACCGTTCCGGTGTTGCCGTCGCCGCGCGTGCCGTCGGCGTGGTAGTGGTCGACGCCGAGGTCATGGCCGTTCTGGCGCAGCGCGCCCGCGATGTCGACGGCGCCGCTGAACGCCGTCGGGCCGCTCACCGAGACCGCGGCACCGGAGAGCTCGAGCGCCGTCGTCGCCGCGAGCCGGATGATCGGTGCCGACAGCGACACCAGCGCCTGCGCCTGGCCGACGATGCTGCCGCCTGCGGTGACGTCGACATCGCCGCCGGCATCGACGCTGACGCCGGCCGTCGTCTCCACGGCCACCGGGCTGTCCTTGCCCTGCACCGTGATCCCGGCGGCGGCCAGCAGCATATAGCGGCCCTTGTCGTCGTAGATGGCGACCTCGCCGTCACCGAGCGCGCGCATGCGCACGGTCTGGTTGTTGGTCGCGATGACCACGCCGCCGCTGCGCTCTCCGGAGATGAACAGGACAACGGCGTCTGTGCCCGCCGGCGGCACGGACGTGAAGCCGTACTCCGCGATGCGCGGCGTGTCGTCGCGGAGCTCGTCGGCGCCCATGCGGATCTGCAGGACCTGCGCATTGCCGCCGTCGTCCACCCGCGTCGTCCGGCCGCGGCCGACGAGCTGCATCACGCGTCGCCAAAGCGCGTCGAGGGCCTGGCGCGAGATCATGGCGCCGCTCCGGAGCCCGGCGCCGTGCCGGCGACGAGATCCGCGGGGATCTGCGCGATGAGCTGGGGCTGCGGGTTGAAGGCCGACTCTGGCATCACCAGCAGGTCGCACGTGGTGCCCTGCGCGCTCTTGCGGAAGGTGACCTCCCCGATGACCCACTGCCGGCCGGTGACCTTGAGGGTCGGCAGGTCCAGCGGCACCAGGACGTTGGGCTCATACAGGACGCCGGCGGCGTCGCGCCAGGCGTCGGTCGTGATCCTGACGGCGAACGAGCGGCCGAACCGGCGCACCTGCTCCCAGACCGCGCGATCGGTGGCGACGTCCTTGGCGCCCAGCGCGCCCCCGGCCATCTCCGCGATGATGACGCGCCGGCGGTGTCGCGGCACATGGGCGTCGACGGCAGTGCCGACGACGTCGCCGCCGGTGCCGGTCTCCATGAGGGGCTCGACGGCCTGGAAGAAGCACTGGTACTCGCTGAAGCGCTCGTGCATCGAGAAGACTGCCGACCCGGCCTGCACGTTGATGCCCTCGCGGAAGCCTGACGCACCCTTGCGGGTCGCGACACGAGCCAGCAGCAGGTTGCCGTCGTAGTCGTCATAGGCGAGCAGCTGGCGGAAGCGCGCGAGCCGCTCGATGATCTCGAAGGGGCTCTCGCCGCGCATCAGGTTGAACTGCGCGATCGCGCCGCCGGGATCGACCAGGGCATCGACCTCGATTCCATAGGGCGCCGCGAGCTTGCGGGCGACCTCGAGCACCGAGTTGCCCACGATCTGGCCGCCGGGCCACTCCGCGCTGCAGTCGACGAGGTCGGCGCACTTGCCGCGCCCGTGCACCATGATCTCGTGCGCGCCGCGGTTGAAGCTGGGAGAGACGATGTCGACGTAGCCGGTGACGACGGGGTCGTTGCCGATCTTCACCACGCAGGGCTTGCCGGGCAGGATCTGCAGCATGTCGGGGTCGACGTTGTAGATGTCGGTCATCCGGACGTCGAAGTCGGCCGGCAGCCGCTCGACGCCCCGCGTGATCCGGACGTCCTGCCAGCCGCCGTAGGCCTGGCCGTCGATGATGACGGTGACGTCGTCGCTGCGCTTCGCGGTCGCGGTGACCGTGACGCGCTGGATCACCGGGTCGACGGGCTCGGTCATGCGTTCAGCGCCTCGAAGGTCGTGGGCATGAAGCCAGGGTGCACGGGCACCGCGCGCGCGACGAGCTCGTCGGCGCGGGTCGCGTCCTGGTAGAGCCGCTGGGCGAGCACGAGCGACGGCATCGCCGCCGGCACGCTGACCTCGCGCAGGCTCGGCAGCGCGGCGCCGCGGGTGTTGAGGTCGAGGACGACCTGCGTGCGCAGCGCGCGCAGCGCGGAGTAGACGTCGTCGTCGCCCTGGTCGCCAGCGGTCGTGATCTCGGCATCGAGCACGTCCAGAACCTGTGCGCGGGCGGCCATGGCGTCGTTGCTCGAGCTCGGCTGGTACGCGGCGCCGGCCTGCGCCATTGCAGCCAGCGCGGCGCGCCGGAACAGATCGCCAGCGGCACCCTGCACGATGAGTTGAGCGCCCGAGGCTGCGCCCACGGGCGTGAAGCCGGCCAGGGCGCCGAGGCTGCGCAGCGCATCACCCGGCGTCGAGCACGCCGCGAGCACCGCACCGGCGAGGGTCTGCGAAGCCGTCGCGAAGGCGCCCAGGGTGCCGGACGACAGCGAGTGGGCGGCTGCGATGAGCCCGGCGGCCGCGGCGGAGACCGCCTCGCGCGCCTGGGCCGCGGAGCCGACCAGCGAGCCGATGGTGAGGCCTGTCGCGGAGGCGACGAGCTCGCCCGGGGTGATGCCGGAGGCCAGGCCGAGGAGCCGGCCGTAGGAGCCTGGAAGCGTCACCGCCAGCTTGATCAAGCTGGTCGCGTCGTTGGTGTACTGCGTCGCCTGGGCGGCGAATGCCGCGGCCTGCGAGACGACCTGGTCGACGATCGCGGCGCCGTTCGACAGCTGGCCGACGACGCGCTGCGCGAACGCGGCCGCCGCGGAGGTGTTCGTCGCGGCCGCGGCGTCGCCCACCGCATCGGTTCCGCTCGGCGTCGCAGACGGATAGAGCCGTTGGCCCTGGCGGATGAAGTCGAAGGTGAAGCGGAAGACGCGGCCGCGGATGTCCTCGTCGGCCGAGAAGTTGATCAGCGCGACCTGGATGCGCCCGAGCGTCGGGTGCACCAGCGTGCCATCACCAGGCGCCTCGACGGCGTCGATCATGCGCGAGCGCTGCGCGATGACGTCGTCGCCGACGATGAAGCCCGAGATCTGGAACCGCCGGGACGACTTGCCGAGGTCTTCGATCCACGGCTCGTCGCGGAACGGGTACTCGTGGATGGCGTTGCGGCGGCCGAAGCGATTCGTGATCGACGTGACCGCGAAGGGCACGCCGCGGAACGACGCCTGTTGCAGCTGCGACCAGTAGGAGCCACCGGACAGGCGCCCCAGCACCTGCTGGACGCCCTGCACACTGTCGCTGATGCCCTGGACGCCGCCGTTGATGGCGTTGACGCTGACGACGGTCACGGCATCTCCGCGGTGGCCATCGAGTAGCCGATGCGCGTCGGCGTGAAGGCGTCGGCGCCGGCGCTGCGCTGCTGCGCGGTGACCGTCGCGCCGGCCGGCAGGCCGTGGACGTGGAGGTCGATCGCGACACGCGACGCTCGATCGGTGGCCGCGATCGAGTCGCTGGTTCCGCCGGCGGCGGTGCGGCGGTCAATCTCGCGCTGGATTGCCGCTCGGTCGGCCGGATCCGTGGACCGCCCGAGCTCGTCGCGCAGGATCATCATCGCGTCGCTGTCGCGCGCCGCCTGGACGGCGGGATCGATGCGGCCGCTCGGCCCGAAGCCGCCTACGGCGTCGGCGACGGTTGTGTCTGGAAATCGCAGCGGCACGCCGCCCCACGAGCGCGGATCGCCCACGTTGGTGCTCGCGCTGCCTGCGGCTCGACGAAGGTCGCTCGGATCGATCGGCCCGTTGTGCAGCGCACCGCCGATCGCACCACTGACCTGCCGCTCGTTGGGCGTGGTGCCGTGGATGGCGCCGAAGGATTGGAAGATGCTGCCCTGCAGCCTCGCGAGGAAGGCGAAGGGGCCCAGGTTCGGGATGCCCTTCAGGCCGCCGCCGTAGAGGGTCATCGCGCCTTTGCCGAGACCGCCCTTCTCCGTCACCTCCGAGGTCTTGTCCAGCAGCTTGGTCATCGGGGGGACGAGATCGGCGCCCAGCGCGTTCGCCGCGCCCTGGATCGCACCCTGCATCCGGTTCAGCGAGTTCGTGAAGTCGACGCTCCACTTCAGCACGGCAGGCCCCTGCACAAGGCCGGCCCTCTCGGCACGATCGCCCAAGTCCTGAACAGCTTCGGCGCCCTGCATCAGCAGAGCGATGGATTCCCGGGGGATGTGAAGCGCGTCGGCCAAGGTGTTGCGGGTTTGCGCATCCTGGATCTTCGACAGTGCACGCTCCACGCCCTCTAGCGCCAGTTCGGTGTCGACGTGACCGTTCTTCATCGGGATGCCGATGCCGAGCCGGTTGAGGATCGCGTAGGCCGTCGGGTCGCGACCGAACTGCGCGTTCTGAAGCGTGTCGCCCAGCCCGCGAATGGTGTCGTCGACCGTCCCGACTTCGATGTTCGTCAGCTTCGCAGCCCCGCGCATGCGCTGCAGGAACCGCGTCGAGACGCCCATCGCCTGCGAGGCCCTGGACACCTCGAAGCCGGCGCTCGCAAAGTTCACGCCCAGCTTCACTGCGCCGACCGCGGCCGCGCCCAGCATGCCGACGATGCCGGCCCCACCGACGGCGCCGAGGACGTTCTGCAGCGGCCCCAGCGAGAGGCCCAGCGCGCGCGTCATCGTCAGGGCCTGGTCGGACACGACGCCCATGCCCTTGGCCATCTTGTCGAGGTGCATCTCGCGCGCCAGCATGCCGACCTGGCGGTGCACGTTGACCAGCGGCCGCACGGCCTTGCTGGCCTGGTTGTTCAGGTCGCGGAAGGTCTTCGTGAACTGGTCCAGCGCGACGACGCGCACCTCGAACTTGTTGGCCATGGTCTATCGCTTCGGAGCGAGCTTGCGGGAGATCCGCGAGTACTGCGCTGCCCACCATTCCAACCGAGACCGCGTGAGGCCCCACGCGTCATGCGGGCCCCAGCCGTAGCTGAAGGTCAGCTCGGCGACGAGGTCTCCGAGGCCGGCGACGTCTCGCCGAAACGGGCGAAAAAACCGGCGGCCGCCTGCAGGTCGCGCTGGCGCAGCTGGCCGGCGACCTTCCGCGGGATCGCGGCGTTGAGGTGGATCAGCTCCACCAGCGACGCGGTCGCGCCGGCGACCTTCTCCGCGGCGACGAGCTGCTCCGCGGTCGGCTCGGAGAGCTTGAGCTCCGAATACTCGAGTTCACCCAGGGTGACCGGCTTGACTAGCGTGACGGTTGCGGTGTCTTCCATGGTCAGGCCTCCGTGACGCTCTTGAAGTCCCAGCGGACGTCGAACGTACCGTCCTCCGTCTTGACGACGGGCGGCTCGCCGACACGCCAGCCGTTGGTGCCGATGACCGTCTTCCCGTTGGCCAGCTCGGCGACGACCGTCACGCCGATCATCGCGGCGATGTCAGACATGCTGATCGTGCCGGAGTCCCGGAAGGTCCCGGAGATGTAGCCCTGGATGACAACGCCACTGGGGCCATGCGGGCCATCCTGCCCGAGCAGCGTTTCACGCTTCTCGCCCGACACCTGGTATTCCAGGTCTCCCTTGAGCAGATAGCTGACGCCGTCGACTGAAACGGTCGCCGTGCCGGCAAGAAGTTTTGGAGCAATGGCCACGTGTCTCTCCTAAGCGCCGGCGCGCCTTCAGACCTGGTTGCGGAACTGCATCAGCACCGCGAGCTGGCGGAGCTGGTCGATCAGGATCGCGGGGTACAGCACGTCGACCCGGTTCGGGTTCGTCGCGTTCTGCTGCACGATGAGGTTCGCCGCGAACTCGTCGGCGCCCTGCACGAGGCCGTCGTCCTGCATCGCGCGGTACTCGGCGATCAGCTCCGCCCGGATGACGTTGGGCGTCACGATGCCGGAGCCCGGCGCGTACCGCGTGCCGTTGGCCGCCAGCTTCACGCGCGCGAACTTCGAGGTCACCGCGGTCTTCAGCCGGCGCAGCACGGCCGCCAGCGTGAACATCGTCTCCACCTCGAGGTAGCTGTTGTCGGGCTCGCCGAAGCCATTGAGCTGGTACGTCGTGATCACGTTCTCCAGCGCGCAGGTGCCGTCGTCGGCCACGGTGATCGTGCCGATGCCGTTGTTCAGCAGCGTGTTGCGGTCGGTGAGCACGAAGCGCGCGGCCTGCGCGGGCGCCAGCAGGCCGGGCAGCGTGACCGTCTGCAGCGGCATCGCCGGGTCGGCGCGCAGGCTGTTCGCGCACGCGGCGCCGATGATGGCCGCGGCCACGTAGGCCGGCGTCGGGCTCGAGCCCATGCCGACGATCGATGCGTGCTGGTCGTTGCGGGCGTCCCCGAGGGTCGTCAGCGCCGACAGCGTGCCCTGGTGCAAGGTGAAGACGTGGCCGTAGATCTGCGACGTCCACGACCAGCGGCCCGCGGTGTCGTTCAGGAAGGCCTTCAGCGCGTCCAGCGTCGTCGTGTCGCGGTACGGGCAGACGATGAAGTCGAAGCCCTTGTCGCCGAGGTTGGCCAGCGGCGTGCTCAGGCTCGGCGCCGTCGCGCCGCCGGACATCGCCGTGATGGTCACCGCCAGGCCGGCCGGCGTCGCCTCGCCGGCGAGCGCGCCGCCGTAGTTCAGGCGGATGTCGATGTCGTTGCCGAGCGGCCCCTTGTTCGCAGCCGTCAGCGTCACCGTGCCGGCCGTCGCATTCGTCGCGATGACCGGCGCCGTCAGGTCGGCCGCGATGAGCTGGTAGAGCGCCGTCGCCATCGCCGTGGTGGTCATCGACGCGGTCACCGGCAGCTGGTAGCGCGTGCCGGCGACGTAGACGCTCAGCGTGCCCGCCGAGGTCGGCACCGCGGTGAAGACGATCGAGCCGGCGGCGGCCGTGGCGGCGCCATCATCGGCCAGCGGCAGGTACCAGACCTCGCCGATGGTGTCGACGGCGCGGTAGGCCTTGGTCATCGCTGCCAGCACCGAGCGCGTGCCGCCGGCGGCCGCTGCATCGGCGACGCCCTGCGAGATGACGGGGACACCCGGCGTAGCGGTACCCGAGGACGTGATCTGGCCGATGATCAGCGTGCGCTGCGTGCCGTTCGCGGTGTTGGCCTGGCTGTTGTCCAGCTCGGCGTAGAACAGCGGCGTGCGCAGGTTCGACGGGATCTGCTTGAAGGGGATCGTCATGGGGATCTCCGTGGGATCGGGGCGCGCGGGCGGCGCGCGATCAGGCGACGTCCGGCGCTTCGGCGCCCGCCGCCGGCGCCGGCGCGGCGCCCACGGTGACGTCGCCGTCGCGCACGCGGCGCGTCCAGTACAGGCTGTCCTCCACCTCGCGGCCCTCGGCCGGCAGGAAGTAGGCGGGCGAGCGCTTCGGGTGGGCGGGATCCGGCACCTTCATGCCGGCGGCGGGGATCACGAACATGGCGGTGGCCCTCAGGTCGGGAGCTCGATCAGCGCGGCGCCCTCGTCCCGGCCATCCGGGCCGGCGGTGCGCGGCGCCGGCGTGACGGCGGCGGGGAACGGCGGGTTCAGGTAGACGCCATCAGCGTCGTAGGGACGGACGGTGTCGACGTGCAGGCCGATCTCCTGCAGCGCCGGATAGGCAGCCGGATTGATCAGCGTCGGGTCGAAGGCCTCGAAGACCTCGCAGTCGATCGCCATGCGCAGCTGGGCCTGGAACTGCGAGCCCATCGCGCTGATCTCGGTCTCCGACGTGATGCCGGAGACCTGCTGCAGGAGCTCCACGAACGCCGGCGCGCCGAGGATCGCGTACTCCAGCTGCTGGCCCAGCGCCTCGATCGCGTCCTGGGCCGCTTCGTCGGTGTCGGCCGCCACGTGCGCGGAGACGAACAGCGTCGCCGTCGTCGTGAATTCCGGCATTGTGCGGCCGGTCGAGACCTTGCGCTCCGGGCCGCAGCGCAGTCCGACGTACGGCAGCTCCTTCGGTGCGATGTCGCGGGTGCCCGGGCTCGCGAAGGTCGTGACGCCGGTGACCATGGCCTGCAGCACCTGCAGCACCTGCGTGCGCAGCTGGCGGCGCGCGAGGATATCGGTCACAGCGTCGTCGCCTCGAGGATGGCCCAGCCGTGGCTGTCGGGCCGGCCGTCCTTGACCACGTAGGTCTTGCCGGTGCGCGCGACGAAGAAGGTGTCGTCCTTCGCGTTGCGGGGATCGAAGCCGGCG